TTTACGGCTATTGTAGATATTCAATATCGAAGCATGAACGCTACCACCTTCAACAGCTCCCATCCAAGAATTAATAGTATTTACGCATTTCTGTCTTAACTGTTGTTCTGTAATACCAGTTGTAGTAGGAGTTGATGGTTGTGCATTAACTACTTGTACCAGACAAGTAGAAGCACCTGTTTTTGTATAAGCACTAATAGTTGCAAAACCTATACCTTTGGCAGTAACCTTACCGCCCGATACGACAGCAACATTAGGATTAGACGAAAACCAAGATACACCAGCCGTTTTAGCTGTTAATGTACCAGTCTTACCCTTTTGTAATGTTAATTTAGAAGCTGAAATACCAGTAGGTTTACCATTGTCAACATAAACCCTACATTTAGCTGAACGATTGCCATCATTAAGAATTACGGTAGTTGTACCTGAAGCTGTTACAGTTAAAACTCCGTTAGCATCAATTCTTGACATTCCAGTATTAGTTACAGACCATTTGGGGTTAGTTGCGCCAGTTTGCCAAAAAGCGTACTGACAATTAGCATATGTATGAGCAGAAGTGCAACATAATTTCAATGGTGCTTGTGTAGGTTTAGTCCAACCATTATAACCACCATTTTTGATAATGGCAGGATAATCTTTATAACATTTATTCTTATCCACAACTCCAACACCAGCAATAGAATTAGACTCCAAGAAATTAGTTTCTCCCCCATACTGCCATATACCATAGTTACCCTTATAACCACAAGTGCTATTCCAATGTGCAACCCAAACATCATAACTATTAAGCAAAGTCGAATCATTTAATTGATTGTTAAGCCAACTAAGCGAAGCATACAACATAGGATAATAACCTACACGTTTCATCTCAGCAAGAAATCTTTTACAAATGTCAACGAGCATTTTGTTTGATGGCATACCGTGATTTCTCTTATATCCATCAGCATCCTCCATATCAAAAGCAATCGGCATTGTAGGTTTCTTGCCTTTTAATAATCTAATCACGTGACGAGCCTCACTTACTGCATCTTCAATATTAAGAGCATAAGAATACAAATATACGCCCCACGGAATACCTGCCGCTTCACACTTCTTAACATTGTTTTCAAATTGGTTGTCATCTTGTACAGATAAATCATCGCCATAACCACATCTAATCATAACAAAATCATAACCAGCATTTTTAATTTTTTCAATGCTAACATTTCCATTCAGCGAGGAAATATCAACACCCTTTTTTCCAGCAATACTCATTACAATTCCTCCTTTAATATATAAATAAAGACTGGCTCAATAACGAACCAGTCTTTATATAAAACAATTTAATTCTTATTCATATTTATCAGTACTAAAATAAACACCATCACGATTCTTAAATATATCATCGGCAATATTTTGATAAAGAGTTGAACAAATACCATGAGGGTTATTTAAAGAATCGTCAGGATATTGCACTACTTCTTTTTTAAAAACCACATAATCAAAATTATTTGTAGTGTCAAGAACTTCACGAGAAATAGAAATAATATCTGTTACTATAGGATTTCCAGCGAACGCCCTACGGAATAAATCAAGGTTTGAAAGCTCTAAATTATTTTCGGGCACAATTTGAATTTTCAAACCATCTTTTTCAGCAGGGAGAAGTAAAGATAATGCTTCGTATTTATCTTGACCATTAACTTGAATTTTAAGAGTTTTCTCTGTATTATTAAAAAACATTTTTATATTAGGATCATCCTTAAACAACATTTCGATTTGTTTATAACGAATAACCCAAGGTGCATATAATTTAAAATTTTTACTATTCTGTTCTGTACTTTTCATATTAATCACCTTTTCTCTTATTTTTTTTCTTTAAATCTTATAATAACCTTACCAAACAATCTATAATAAGGGATAGGTAACTCATCAAATATGTAATAATTAATTGCATCAGCCAACATTATCGCACATATAGATAATACTATCCATATTAAACTGAAAGGCAAACATATTATACCCTTGTAGTTTAGCCATACATTAGAATAATCCCACATCTTAGGTAACACACCAGCAAGAGATAAATTACCTATAATAAATTCCATGCCTGTAATCAACGCAGAACCTATACAACCTTGTAATAGAATATCCATATCCCAAGATATGTGGTCATTAATTTTATCTAACAATACAATAGCAATTCCACCACATATCCCCATCTCAAAGAAAGTATAACCTCTATAAATCTGTTCTATAAGCATGTAAGCAATCATACCCACACCGAATAAAACCACATTTTTAAGTATTATCTTTTTCATTATCCTGCTCCTGTAATTACTCTGTTTGATTTTTCATTTTAGCAAGTAAATCTTTTAAAGGCTCAGATTGATATTCTTCAGGAATTTCCATCCCATAATATACAGAAGACACATTTATTAAATTATCCATACTATTAATATAATGTTTCAATGAATTAAAGTATGTAGTTTGAAAATCAATATGAAACATACTTGTTTGTATAATTTTCATCATATCCTCTGCACTATAATAAACACAAATATCATTATCAGCGTGATAAGATACTTGTAATGCTCCTGCATTTATTTGTGTTAATCTTCCCATAAGATTAGTTTGGTCTTTTTCTGTAAGAGCAAATGTATGTAATTCACCATCAGAAAGAATAACTTTAATACCCTTTTCTATAGTTTGATTACATAAATAACTCATATATTCAATTTTTCTATCTTTAACAAATTGTAATGAACTTTTACGTTCTTCTTCCTTTTCTTTTTCTTCAGGTGTAGGTTCAGGCGGTATATATGGCTCAGGATCGATAATTTCTTTTTGCTCATCAAGTGCCTTTTTAAAAACGATATAATCTTCTTCCGAAATTTCTTTAATCCTAACATCAATAAATTCACCTAATACTACATCAGGAATTTTAGGGTAATCAATTAAATGATAAATAACTGAATTATCAGACGAAACAATGCCAAGTATATTTGAATCATCACTCATACATATTTTTAACGATTGATGATATTTATCATATTTCACATAATTAATATTTACATTTGTGTTCACATCAACAATTTCTTGATTATGAGTAATTTTATAAAAAATCATAATATTACCTCCAATCTTTATTTTTATATAGTTACCCCAAGTCCTTCCCATCTCTGTTTTTCATCTTCGTATTGAGAAGGCATTTGGTTAGCCATTTCATATAATCTATTAATACGCCGTTCAATTTTACGTTTCCTTTTCTTCTTTCGTGTCTTCTTGTCTACAGGAATATAGCCAAATAAATCTTTATATAATTGATTCATTTTTTGAATTGTATTATAAGAATTAAATTGCGAAGCGAAACCACGCCAAGAAATATAAGAACCTTCAATTTCTTTTATGGTAATTATTCCTTCTAACATTTTTATTTTAAGTTTCTTTAATTTTCTTCTTTCACGAGTTACAGAATTAGATGAAACATTAATTGTGATACTACCGTTGTCTGCTATAGAAACTTTTTTCTTCAAAAATGTAAATCCTTTATTTAAAGGAACAATGCGTGTCTTTTTAAGATTAAGATTTAATTTATATTTTTCGCACATTTTTTGAATGGCTTTTAACAAATCTTTCAATTCTTCTTTTGTTTTCGCCAAAACCCATCCATCGTCCATATAACGAATATAGTTCTTAAATCTCATATCATCTTTAATTAGATGGTCGATTGGGTTGGCAAATAATAAAGCAATAAATTGTGATAACTCACTCCCTAAACCAATTCCGACACCATCGACTTGCTCTTTAGTAGTATATATTTCTATAGATTCTCTAATTAATTTAATTAATCTATCATCCTTGACCTCTGTTTTTATCATATTTAAAGCTATCTCATGGCTAATACTACCAAAATAATCTTTGAAATCAAACAATAATACATAACCATCAGTTCCATATTGTCTATAATGCCTTTGTATCATCATTTTCATTCTATTGATTGCAAAATTTATTCCTTTGTTTTTAGTAGAAGCACCATTATCATAAATGAATTTAGGAAGAAAGAGAGGGTTGAGACAGTAAAGGCATAATACCTTCTGCACAACCCTCTCTCTAATGTGAATACTTTTTATGTGTCTGAGTTTACCTCTTTCATATATATAAAACTCAAAAGTATTTTTGAATTTAAATCTATCTATTTTTAAAAGATAAAGCGACTCAGAAACATTGTATTCTATATTCCTCATATAGTTTTGAACACTTGATTTCCACATTACATTGTTTTTACAAAGCAACGCAGAATTATACATGTGCTCAAAGCTAAACACCTCATCGAAGAATCTCGGAGATGAAACAAAATCTTCAGGGTATCGTCTATCAACTTTAATAGGCAAAATTACAGTCATTATATTTCACCTCCTTATCGTCCTTAAAAAAATATTAATAATATAAATACATTCACTACAGTACCGCCCTTATCCAACAATGGTATTCTTTAATATAAAGACCGCCAGTTGGGGTGAGGATTCCATTCCCCTGATATACGGTACAAATTCATTTACATTAACTGTAAATTGGTCATATTCTCCTTCGTCTGTTAAGATAATCTTTTCATTATTCAAAACGCCAATAGATTTGAACTATACTAAATAATACGCAAAAATTAATTACGTAAATTACTCAAATCATCTTCTTATTTTTGAGCAAATGAGGCATTACTCTCAAACAGTTAACTCTTTCTTAAAGACGAATCACAGCGGCGCGCCATTAGCGTTACTCGCGTTGTTGTTGGTATTGGGGTTGCCGTTGTTGTTGTTGACATTGACGAAATTCGTAGTGGAATTAGCAGAACGTGTCCAACAGTTCATAGCATCATACAGAATATAACCATTATATAATAAAAGCAATAATTGCTATTATTTTCAAATTTATATATAAAATAATGTTTAATTATTTATAACATATCGCTCAACGGCAATAAATCCAACAACAAATGAACAAGCAATATGTTATAATAATATTTTTATTTTTGTATGTGTTTTTTGTTTAATTTATTTTAGAAAATCATCTTGTTATTTTTGATTTTCATTCGATTTATCTTCTTTGTTATTATCTTTTTGATTATAAAAAGAAACAGGTTCAGTTATTTCACCTTTATCAATACTTTTCAATATTTGTTTTTCACGCCATTGTTTCCTTGCTGACATCATTTTTAATCTTTTATTATCATATTCATCCAGCATTTTTTTAAGAGCAAATGCTGTTTTATGTTTTTTACTTACCACATTTTGGAGAACTTTAAGATCAGAAGATATAACACCAGCGATTTCTATATCAATAAAATATAAATAACTACTCCAACTTTGTTTACGTTTTTTCTTAATTTGATACATGGCACTAATTACTGTCAAATATTCACGCAAGGTACGATAATATGATTTCGCTTTTCTAAAATTATCTAATCTTGAAGCATAACTATCTATATCAGCAATACGTACATGGTTAGCAAATGACATACAAATATATGCTTGCGAAGCTAATTTATAAAAGTCGTCTAATCCTGTCGTTTTACCATTGGCTTTTTGACCGTCTATCCAATTACCAATATCAATCAACAAATTTTGTCCATTAGTTATAAACTCTGCTTTTGACTTTTTCTTTTCTGAAGCAACTACAGACACAACAATTCCTTCTTTCAATGTTATAAAAAATATCTAATACTACTATTTTATTGTCTATAATAAATTTAGGCATTAACTCAATAATATTATTTTTGCTCAAATCTACATTATTGTGTTTTAATATTTTAATTGTACGTTTGATTAATTTAGTAATTTTTAAAGATAATGTTTTCTTCATTTTATTACTAAGTTTAACTGTATTACAAAAACATATCTTATAATCATTATTTTTATAAAAGACCATAAATTTCTCCTTCTTTCATTGTTTTATTTAAATAATTTTGTGTTTATATATAATCAACACCCGAACAACGCCACCCTTTCGGGTGGCAGATTGTTCGGATTAAAGATTAACCAGTACAGAAGCACAGCGGCGCGCCATTAGCGTTACTCACGTAGTTGTTGGTATAGGGGTAGCCGTTGGTGTAGTGGACAAAGACGAAATAAGTAGTGGAATAAGCAGAACGTGTCCAACAGTACATAGCATCTGTTCCTGTTCCCAAATATTTTCTTGCAATAAGAGTATTATTAGAAACAATATTTGGATATCTATTTATTTTAGTAATATTATTATTACTATCTCTTTCACAAATAGAAGCCCATTTATTGATTTCATTTATATAAGGCGTACCTGTTGTTCCCCATAATTCACCATAGCACGATAAAAACAAATTACTTACAGATACAACAGGAGCAGGACTAAATTGCATAGTAGTAGAACCCTCAGGATAATACGCACCTCTCGCAGAAATTACCTTTACAGGAGTAATAATGGTCTGTATTTCAGAAGGCAACATACTAAATACACTTTTACCACCATACAAATTCGATACACCATCATTAAGTAACTCATTTGCTCTACACTTTTTATGGTCACTTGCGGTATCATCACCCCAGCCATTAAGTGTATTATCTCTTGTATTCATCTGTACAGTATTATCCATAATGTGTCTATATTTTTTACCACTTGCGCCATTACCAGCGTTATCACCAAGTGCCATACCCCAAACAATATGCGAAAAATACTGAGTAACCTTATCGGCAGTTAAAGCAGTACCATCCCAATAATAAACATTAGCATTAGCGTTGCACAAGTATAATCCAGCAGTCTTACCTATCAATTCAGCGACATCATCAAGTGAAGCAAAACATCCTTTAATATCACCTGTATATTCACCAAAATCACTATCTGCTCTTTCATATACATTAAATCCAAGAACTTCCATAACAGCAATATCGTGACCAGTACCGTAATTATCACCGCCAATAGCATTGTTACCATCACAATAAATTCTAATTTTGTCTCCTTCTTCGAGATATAAATTATATTTATCCGACATACCAATGGCGTATAGTTCAGGTAAAGTATAAGCAGAAGTATAATTAGGATCGTTAGTATAAGCATAATCATAATTTGCTAAATAAGCCCTAACATCTTCATATTCAGGATTACGAGGTAAACCATCTGGTAAACCACATTCAGCAAAAATAGCATTAAGTACAAAAGTTGGTTTAAGTATATTAGGTACAGTAGAAGCAAACTCAGATAACATATTCTCATCTAACACGAGTTCAGAGAACAAACCATAAATATGATTAATATCAATACTACTCCTGTATATTTCTTCGCCCGTATCAGTCCAACCTTTACATAAATACCAAGTATCATTTTCTGCTTCTTTATTAGGTTTACCGTAAGTTGAATCATAAACAATAGTATCACCAGCAGTAACATCAGTAGAGTATTTTACATTATTACCCACTTTAAACTGCACAGTGTATTCTCTATCATTTTCAGTAAATTCAGCTACATACGTTCCTGCCTCTCTTACTCTTGTAGTTAAATTTCTATCCCAAATGTTTTCAAAAACATAAGTTTTATCCCAAGAATAAGGTTTAGTAGGTTTATCAAATAACTTTTCGCCAGTTGATTTCAAATAATAAGCACCAGTGTTTTCGTCAATAGTAATATAATCATAAGTAGTATCACCATCATTAACCCATACAATGGCGAGAATAGAATTATCATAATTTTTAAATGTAATAGGATACTGTTGAATAAAGTGACCGTAAGTAATAGTCAACCCTCTCCACAAAGTAGTAAACCTATTATACTGAGCAGAGTTGATTTCAGGAACATAAATGTGACCACTAACATTAACTGTATTACTTAAAATTGCAGTTTTATCAGCTAACATATCCAAAATTTCAATACCAGTGCTATCGTTAAACGTCCAATCAATATCAGTAATATTAATATCCGTAAGATTTTCTGCATTATCCAAAATATCAACAACATCAACAGGAGTATTTCTTACAGACAGAGAAGTAAGATTGCCATAACCCTCCATCTCAAATGTTGTAAGATTAACCTGATCTATTAACGAAAGAGTTGTGATTGTATCAGGTAGTTTTAAAGTTCTGATCTGACTACCAGACGGTAAGCTAACAGAAGTAATCTTCGAACCTTTAGCAAGGACTTCACGAATATTATAACACTGTGATACGTTGATATTACCACCCAAGTTAGGGCAGTTAGAAACATTAACTACTTTCAGTTTTTGAGAGTTACCTAAACTAAACTGATTTGTTACAAGACCTTCGTTTACATAACCTTCTTCTTCGCTACCAATAATTACACTTTCGAGATTTATCGCCATATTACCTAACTCAAAACGCTTAATATACGCAGCCGATAAGTCACCAAAACTTTTAATCTCAGCACCATTAAAGATGTTAAGCATACTATCGCCACTACTATCAAGTGTAGATTGGAATGATACTGATTCATTGGCATTACAATACTTCTTCTGTCTTGTACTACCAAATTCAGCGATAACATATGTATTGGAGAACGGTGTAACAACAATAGTTTTGTTATCAACATAATAAGTCTTATTGTTATCAACTTCCGTATCAGAAGAAACTACATAATTATTCCCGTCTTTCTCATAATAATATGATTGTGACGGATTGCCAGAAGGATTCTCAACTTCACGATATGAAGTCGAAACACCTGTGGGAGTCGTCATACGCATTTGAATCTCATTACGAGAATCAATAGCTGTGCCTGTCATATATTTAGAAAGATAATAACTAAATCTATGTTTTAACCAATAATCTCTCTGCGAAGATTTAGAACCCTGTGCCATAGCAAGATACGCTTTTGTACCTGTTTCAAACCACGGTACAATATATTTAACCTCTGTATCGGCACAGAACACAGCTTCGCTCCAAGCTGCTTGATGATTATTAAATCTATTCTTTACATATTCATAGGTGAAGCCCTTAGATACGAGCCTATCAATCATAGTTGTAATTTCAGACCTAAATACCTTTTTAACATTATTCCAAAGTACAGAGTCCTGACCGTTATATACATTAGAACCATTATATGTACTATCGTCTTCAAGCCAATAATCAAAATTTAAAGCACCGATATTATCAATTCCCAACGCAGTATCACCATCATAAGGGAAGAAATACCAATGCTGTCCATCAAATGTAACCATATGCTGATTCTTTGCTCTGCTATCAACCATAAGGAATATATCAGTCCAAATATAATAAAGAATAGTAAGATTCTTCGCAAAGTAATCTTCAAATTCATTCTTGAATTTTGCAAGTCTATACTGTACTGTGTCTTTAGTATAAGTAAGAGTACAATTATTACCGGTATGAGAAGTAATATTTGTGTCAGATAACTTAATATATCTAATAAGTTTGGTAACAGTATTACCGTTAATAGTTTCCTCTTGATTCTTTTCAACTACTTCCGCATTATTGCCTATCTCTACCAAATTAGCAATATCAGTTAAGTTATCGCTTTCACCAAAACTCGGATTTATAGGATGAAGAATACAATCAGTAGCAGTTCCATTAATATCAACCGAAACAACAGGAGTAGTAAGATTAAATGTATAATTACTACCTAAATTAACATTAGGTCTTGCATTATCGGGATTTGTGCTTGCCACCCAAGCAACAACCCTGTGAAGCTGAGTATAATCATCATAAGGCTCATCGTAATCAGGGAAGATGGGTTCAAACGCAATCTTACAACATCTATCTGTTACAGATTGTCCTTTCTTTCTGCCCGATTTATAAGTATAAGTAATAATATTATCAAAGTCACCCGACTTAAACTCAGTAACGACAAGTCCATTATCACGGAAATCCCACGCTTCACAATTAGGATATTTGTCTAAATCAAAACCGAAGGTATCTTCCGTACCCTTATCATTATTGAAATTATACTTACCCCAGAATTTAACGAAACCCGTGGAAGCGTTCTTCCAATAAAGCACCATAGGTCTACCATCAATACATTGTCTAACCCTTGCGTCTTCTTTCTGTGGGGGTGTCAACATATCATAATCATTATAAGTATCCAGCCAACGTGTAATATCATCCCAAATCTTCATAAGAATAATATTATTCGCTCCCTCGGATGAAGCAACATCAGCCTTTAAACAGAACGATTTAACGGGTACACTATTTGAATAGATACCATACTTAGAGAACGGTCTATACTGATTACCGTCAACTACAATAATATCTGTAAATGTACTCTTAATATATCTTTCAGATTCACTTGTTACATAAATATCGGTATCAACCGCCCTTACATAACTTTCTTCGTCATATGTTACATAGACGGGTTCTTCGGCAGTAATCGAAAGATTATTCTCTTGAAGTTCAGAAACTTTAATATATTCTACACTATCAATGGTTTTTAAAATGGCAATTTTAAGTTTGGCAGATTTAACGTCTGTGAGTTTTAAATACTCAACTCCGTCAATTATTTTTGTTCCTACGTTGATTTCCTGTCTAAGAACATTTTGGTCGCCATTCTTAAACTTAATCTTAAAATTCTTTACATAATAACCCTCAGAAGAAGTACCCTGTACATTCAAATCTGCATTAACAAATACAAATGAATTACTTGAATCTGCCTTATCAACAAAATAACCCGATACTGTTTTATTATCTCCCTTGTACTGAGGAAGGTCGGTACTTTCAATTACCATATAAGGACAGTTATCAGGTAACTTAGTCGGATCTATCATTTTATTAGTATCAAAAACATTATTACGAGCATTTCTCGCAATCATATCATCAACATTAGGAGAGTCGGCAATATAGTTATTCAAAATATCATAACTACGACTGTTACCGCCCTGATCTACTTCAAACAAAGCTATATCGTAACATCTAACCTTGTAGACTTCTATCTCGGCGTACTCAGAACCAATAGTAATATTTGTAGCAGGATTTTGATTAAACCTATCCAACTCACTATATCCGATAACGCCAGCAATATCAGAGTTAATAAATACATAAACAAGTTGACCTCTGTTGTTATTTGAAGTATCTCTCTTTGTAATAACAAAACTAAGCCTTACTTCTACCTCATCGTTATAAGATACTTCAACATAGTCACTTGCATTAATGTTCAAAGAACCCTTATTAGCTGTAACTTGAATACCCTTGCTATTAGCATAACAACTAATTACATTCTGTTCGTAGTCATAGACGTTCTTAATCTTAAAGCACATTTCAATAGTCTTACCTTTGGTAGTATCCACATCAGTAAGGAAAGGCTGATAAGGAATTGTCATACTACCGCCAAGAGGTATTCTAAGACTATTTCCAGTCCAACCAAAGATATTAAAGTCAATGTCACTAAATGCAACATTATAAGTAGTACCACCACTATTCGTATAACTATACTTATCTCTTGTAGCCGCAGATTCACTATTACTTCTATTCATCGGGTCAAATAAGAACTGTAAACCACTACTAATAGCTTGTGCCACTTTAACCGCAGAAGCCTCATACTCAATAACCTGAGTAATGGGATTGCTTTCTCCATAAGAAAGAGTAATGCGATAATAACCAGCCTCCATAACTCTGTAAGTCCAATTATTTACTGTGCCAGTATCAACATCGAATCCAGTTGTGTAAACAGATTCGTAGGTATTATCATCTTTACTATATTTAACTTCGACATTAATATTGCATTTAGCCGTATCACCATCGCTCACTACAAAACTAAGTCCTGCATACGAATATTGCTGAATATCACTATTCTCAGTTCTTGCATATAACAAAGGCGTACTACTTTTATCATCAATATAAGTCACGCCTAATGTAAGTGTGTTACTCGTAACAGGATCGCTAAGACCTTCAAGAACAGTAGTCATATAAATCTCAATACTATGTCCACCATGAGTAAGGTTGTTTATGTCAATATAAACAATCGAGGAAGAAACTCTTGTTGTTACTGTAATAGGATTACTGTCATCATCATCTATTATACAATAAATAGTTTTCTGACCGCTACCAAAAGGAACAACAGGAATTGAGAAATTACTCCTTTGAACACTTAAACTTGGGAATTTTGTAGTAATATAGTTGTAAGCAACATTAACATTATAAGTTAATGACTTTCTATTATTTTCACTGTCAACCACCGTAACTCGAATAACATTTTGTCTATTCGGTGTGAGATATTCACCCAAATCAATCGCAACAGTACCTTGTGCTAAATTCTGAGTAGTAAGTACAAGATTGCCATCAACATAATAATATGCAGTACCATTACCAGTGGGAGTATTATTATCACCTGTATCTATAGAAGACCAAGTATAACCAATTTTACATTCACAACCTGTATCCTGATTATAAGGAACAGTAAATGTTGTTGAGGGCAACAGATTTCTTAAACGCATTACTACATAACCAACATTACCGCCACCCATAGCAGGAAGAACTACTCTTGCATACTCCGTTTCATCATCATTATCGTCACCTAACACAAGATATTTCTTACTCTCGTCATTTTCATCTTCAACTATCTTTAAATCTAAATCATTAAAATCCGTATCACTACTAACCTTTTGAGGTACAAGCACATTATTTATATTTTGAATAACATAAGTCTGATATACACTTTGACCTAATTTGTTACGTTCTAAAACTTTAACAAATTGACCGACTTTCGCTTTAGGTGTTCCAAGATAATTATTTAATTCTTCTGTAGAATTAAACAAAAGGTCTGAACTTGCTCCTAAAGCAAATAAAGGTTTTCCTTTAATGCTCATATCTAATCAACCTCCTTTATTATTCATTTATTTATTTTTTCTTGAGTGGTTCTGTTGGTAATGACATAAATTCTTCATGAATTTTATCCATTACACCGTTCTCTCCCAATGATTCATATTGTACCCATATATTTTCAAAGTTGTCTTTAGCCCATATTGGAGCATAACCTTTATTGACAAACCATTTGTTATATTCATTTATCATTTGACTACGAAGCATAGCCTGCAAGCCTTTTTTAATTGCCTCTTGTTCTTCTTTTTGTGCCTGTAATAATCTTTTCTGTTCTTTTTTCTGTTCTCTCAACGCCTTTGCTAAATAACCAACTATAGCACCAAGAGAAGGAACGCCAAGCAAGGCTAATATATTTAATACTTCACGAAAAGTAACCATTGTTATCACCCCCAAATAAAAAAAATAAAGCGGTAGAATTAAATAATCCTACCGCTTAAAATATATTTTTTATGCTATTAAGGGTTCAATCAATCGTCTGTTTTAGGTGTATCGTAAGTTAACGCCTGTGTGCTATCAGTTAATCCATCAGTTGTAGGATCGTTTACAATTCCAAGAATTGCAAGAATGATAAACACAGTATTAACAATATTGAGTAAGTTATTACCCAACTCGCCAAGATAAACCTGTAAACCAAATGTATTCCCTACCTGTTGAATCAAAACAATAACCGCAGGAATAATAGCAAGCCAAAAATTCTTATTCTTTAATCTAACAATCCAATTAATCTTACTCATAAATCATTTTCCTCTCTATTTGAATTTATATATTTTTCAAAAAAAATAAAAGACCAATCGTATTTGATTGGTCTTTACTATTATCTATACTTTAATTTAAAACCTTAACTTCATACGCCATAAGCTGAACTGTGATGTTGGCAGTAGGAGAATTATTAATAGCGTGTAGAGTTAAAACGCCATTATCATTTTCAACATACAACCCACCACAATCATCAATTACCAACTGGTCAATAACCGAATCGTCACCTTCAATATCCACCTTGGTATTGCTCGTAACAGTATATGTTGCAGGAAGTGTTAAAGTTTGAACATTGTTATCCCAATTTGCATATGGAATAGTATAAGAATATACAGCATTAACTCTATTAATCTTATTTATAACATCTGAAGATAATTTCTGTTCTGTTACATTCCCATCTGTTATATGTTTTGTCTTAATAACATTATCCGAATCACTAAGTTTTTCTTCTATTGAATCGTTTAACGTATCACAAATTGCCATTATGTCTGATACAACTTGGTCGATAACAGTTTTTTCATAAACATTATTACTATTAGCTTTCGTAGCAATACTCTCATTAATTGTGTCAATTAAACCATCAACTTCATCCCTATTATAAAATGTTGCAAAAACAAATTCTTTCATTCTTGCAACCGTAGGGAACAATAACCTTTCCTCAGATGTGGGGGTTTGGTCAAATGAAAAAGTATCAGACTTGTTTGCCACTCTTTCAAATGTACTATCCATAGTATCTACGGTGTATACTTCACTTTTGTTAACCTTATTATTAAACAGGTTGACAACTGATTTAAATAAATAATAAGTAAACAATGAATTATAACCATACTCTACAGGTAAAGACTGATAATTACTCGGCAAAGGAGTATTTGCGCTTGTGTTCTCGCAATAAATTTTTGCAATCTTACCAGTATTAACAAAAGCATTATTTTCTACTTCTGTTACAGTTTTTGCAATCCAGATAAAATATGGATTGGTAGTCTTATTTTGATTTTCGAATGAACGATTTGTAAGTACAGTATCGTCAGTAGCAGAAAAAATAGTACCATACTCATCACACATAAAAGATGTAGTAGATAAATAATCTTTACTCATCTTGCCAGTCAAAGTAACTATAATATCCTCAATACTTGCAGATTGATTATTAATATCATTTTGGATTTCACCAATAGCAGTATTTTGACTATTAATTTCTTCTGACATTTGGCTTGTTGTTTCAGATAAATTGTCAATATCATTCGCATTACTCGAAATAGACTCAGAAAGATTATATAACTTTGCTTCAATTTCATCCTTGTTATAAACTTCATTCTTATTATAAGCATCAGTAATACCATAGTCAGACAACTTAGTACCCTTTATAACAAAGGATTTAAACTCTCCCCAATTTCCTGATTTAGTACCACTGGTAGCAGGAGCACTTCTAAATACCACTCCCCCATTTTGTGTTAAAATATACTGTGTAATTTGATTTGTAGCGGTTACACAAAGCGCATTGTGATAACCACCTACACCAGTCCAACCACTTGTGTTCGCAGATGTAATATAAACTTTATACCATTGATTAGGTTGAGTACAATTATCTAATGTTACACCACTTACAACTTCAACATAATTATCAAAATTATTGATAATTTCATTTATTTTAGCAGCAACAGCAGAATTTTGGACTGGATTTGTACTATTCTCGTCAAGAGCAGTATCTATTTCGGTAACTTCGCCACTTTTAATATCTTGTAACCGTGATAAAGCACTAAGAAATGTTGCAAATGTTTCATCTCGTATTAATGCTTCAATAGCCTTATTGGGAGTTACTTTAATAGTAATTCCATCAAATTGAATGTTATCATTACTAAAGTTAACCACAATGTTACCAACTGTTCTACCTATCGCATTAGTAAAGTTTGTGCTTGCAGAGAGAGAAATTTTACCCTCAGTAGCATTATCAACAGTACAATTCACACTAACAGCAGAGCCATTACCGCTTGTACCCATAAACACAATACCAGTGTTATTAGTTAAATCTATAGCACCATTGTCGTCTACTAATTGGAACTTGGCAATTTTTATTCCATTTTCGCCTTGTACACATTTTAAATAAATAGGGTTATTTTCCCAAGCATGTAAAATATGTAAGGCGCTTAAACTATTTGGCATAACACATTCCTCCTTTCAGAATTTTAATTATCGAAAGTATAAGTAGGAGTTGTTACTGAGGTTTGATTAATAGTCGAGAACAACTCATAGAATCTCATTTCTTTAGGTTTTCTATTGTAATCCGTTGTGAATACCATTGGAGAATAGTCATAATTATCATAATCAAATTTAATTTCAAGTAATAACGGCTCTCCCCACTTGTCATCATTTTTAATATATAAAGAACTCCCTAAATATAAATTTTTACACTTATCTTTCATCTCAGGCATATGCGTTATGTTAGCAATATCCGATTCAAAATCATAAACAGGTTTATTATATATTTGACTTAATTCTAATGTAGCGGTATCATACAAGTCAACTAACGTATCATAAATATCATCAGCAGAATAGTCATCATTAAACACAACATTTTCATTTGTCCAATCAGCTTCATAAATGTATTTGAATAATTCTTTAGCTTCTGTGGGAGTAAAAATAGGTTTGTATCCACTTGTGGGTACACCGTCTGTGTTATTACTATCAAATTGCTCATTTAACGTATTAATGTTCAATGAATATTTAACAGCAATCTGTTTCATATTATAAATTTGTTGAGAGGTACTACTTTGATAACTCATATAATTATTATACGCATCCCAATAATTTTGAGCTAACTGTTGAACTTCATAACACATATTTCTTGATTCCCAACATGTCCTAACCCAACCATATTTTTCTTGATGATAACCATTATTAGGAGAAGGTTCTGTGGTAGAACCCCAACTATATCTTTCATTACTTCCAAATTCTTCTAATAAAGGTGGTAAATCAGGCACACCTGACGAACCATACTTTATATCTACAGCAATATTATTTTTACTCACTAATCTCTGATACTCAGCTAATCTTTTTGACATATTAGATTCTAATTCTAATAACTTAACATTATTATTAATTAAAGTAATTGCATAATTACGATATTTAGCTAAATCCGAATTTGAACCTGTTGACGAAATATCATTTTGATATATTTCAATTAACTGTTTTAATGTATAAGGCTCATTGTTACTATCTAAATGTTTGCTATCAGCTACATAATCTAATTTA